CTACCCCGGTAGGGCTAGCGGCTGTGCCGGCTGAAGGATTAACATAATGTCCGTCATCGTTTAATTGAGTAGCCGATGCCATAAGTGCCCATAAAACTAGTTCAGGGGCAGACTCGTTGCTAGACTGTCCACTGAATTTGTTTGTAGCACCAATTTCTTCGGTAGCTCCAGTATTACCAGTTTTATAAGGTCTAACGTATGTTTGGAATGAAAATTCGCAGGGGTTTGTAGAAGTTTTAAACTTGTGCATACCTCTACTTGTGATGCCATTGGCTCCAACGGCTTCGCTTGTTGTAACTTCCGAGCTATTGTCTGTTTGAGAGATAGAGAAGCCTTCTAAAATAGGTACTTCCCATTTTAAAGCTGCATCTGTCTCTTTGAACCCTGCAGGGGTACTAACAAAAAGCTTGGAATCTCTACTCAGATATAATGTATCTGCCATAGTATTTCTCCTATGATTCTCTTGAAAAAACTAAGCGTGAACGTCTGTTCCTACTAGTTGTTTCTAATATCGAACCTCAATAGTCATCTCTGCGACGCCCAAAGGTTCTAGTACACCTTCGTCAGTATCAATACTAACTATAGTGATTTGCTGGGTACGATGTTTTACCCCTTTTCTATCTAAATATTCTAAGCTGGAGTTATCTTCTAGTATGGTTTCAACGTCCTCTAATAAAGCGGAGAGCGCATCCTGGGCCTCTTCTTCATTTACATAACATCGTACGGTTACTTGTAAAAACCTGTCTTTGTACCCGCCGCCTTGATATTCTCTAGTCTCTTGTCCTGCGTTTAGGTGTACCGCAGGAAAGTCTGTTACCTCGTCCCAAAACAAAAGCCTAGGGCTTACGTTTTCGAATAAGTTTGTAGCATAGTCTCCAGTGCCATCTATAGCCTTGAGCTTATTGGCCAGGGCTTGTAAAATACCACTTCTTCTCGTGGTGTATGTTCTTGAAACCACTATGTTCTCCTAGTAAAGAATCTTCCTATTGCCATATTTCTGGCTATCTCTCGTATAGACGCGTCTATTATCTTTCTTGGGTCTCGGTTTGAATCTGCAAACCTGGAACCACTACCAGCCTCAAATACTTCATAAGGGTCTCTTTGGTAAGTGTACCCCACACTAGGGAAACCTTTAGCTGTAGTACTTATATCTGTAACTTGTACACTCTCTGCAAATCTACCTGTTTGATAGTTAAGCGCCGGAGATTTCATATTTTTAGCTACTGTCTCTGGCAGTACCTTATTTAGAGAAGCTATTAATTGTAAAGGAGACGAAGCGGCAGATTTACTTTTCGTTGCTCTCTTCTTTTGCAAAGCTTTTTTAGCTAAAGGTATGGCTAAACTCTTCCCTACTTTTATCTTTAGCTTAGCACTGCTTTTCGTAGTCTTTGCTTTCTTTGTCTTGGAAACTGTATGCTTTTTCTTTTTTCTAAAAGGGTCTAATACGGCTTCTGTGGCTTGGCTTTTCTTAATATCTACAAAAGAAGGTGAGCCTTTCATGTAGCTTAACTTGTTGCCCGAAGACTCAAGCTTTTGTATAGCCTGTACAAGTGCTTTTCCTAAATTAGCTTTAGCCTTTTTACTTTTTATACCCTCTGCAGCATTAATTACCTTAGAGCCCAGAAAGACTTCCATTGTATCAGTCTTTGTATCTCGGATGAGAGATAGCTCTACATCATTTTCTTTGAAAAATCTATTAACATCCGCTTTAGTATGTACATTAGACTCTAATACTGCATTATCTACTGCGTCTCTTATGAGGCTCTCTACTATGCCTCTCTCATTACCATGCTCTAAGTTAAATATATCTCCAGCTTTTAAGTCTACTAGCTCTCCTTTCTTGTTCTCTTTTAAAGGAACTGCTCCGAATTCTTCGCCAAAAACCTTTAGTATGCTTTCGGTAAACACTTTAACGTACGCAGGCCCTCTAGCATATTGGCCGTATATTTTTTCAAACCTATTTCCTCCTGTGGCATCAAAAACAGCAACTACGGATCTCTTGGTAATCTTTATACTACGTATCCCTTCACTAGTTTTGGAAGTACTTCTTACCCTGTCCCCTACGTTCTTTATAAAGATATTCATAGGCTTTTGACAACGATCTAGTACCTTTTTCTTTTTTGCTTTTGTTGCATCTGGAAAGTATGCGTCAATTATAGCTCTTATTGCTTTATTTAGCTGTCTACCTGTAAGACTAAAAGTATGAGTTTGCATATTTGCTACATTATCTCTATAGAAGTCCGAATTGAAAGACATCTGCATATGTAGTTTTTTTAAAAAAGCTAACTGGCTGCTTCTACTCATTAGTAATTCTTATATAGATCTAACACTCTCTTGATATGGTCAGGGAATGTTAAGTCACTCTTTTGGTTCTGTATAGTAGCACCTTTTACAGTTCTACGCTCTTTATGTTCGCCTTTTAAGTAGTAAGTAACTAAGTCTGCCACTGCTAACTTTAAATCCGCAGGAGTTGATACATACCCCGCAGTGTAAGTAATTTGTACCGAGTTAATACCTGTAGGCCAGTTCTTATACACACCGCTAGAGATTCTGTATAGAGTATCTGTTGACTTATCTAGTTCGAAATCTGCGTCGTCTAGTGTGACATAAGGTTTTGCCATATTATCTCTTTCTTTTACTCCACTTACCGAGATAGAGAGTACAGGGCTTTCGGTTAACTGTAAAAAGTTAGTACCATGCTGTAAAGTAAGTGTTTCTACTTTTGGAGTAGAGTAATGATCTATTATACTATTTCCACAATAAGTTTTTACTAATGAACTCACAGAATCTATAATAACCTCGGTGCGAGCGTCATTTTGAGTATTTGAAATACCCTCTAGTTCTTTATAATCTGTAAGTGTTATTAAATCGGCCATGTTATAAGTCCATTAGTAAAAACTTGGGGGCGGCGAACCACCCCGAAGTTAGTATAGTTAAAATAACTATTATTATGATGCTGCTGGGTAACGAATTAACTGTGCAGAAGCTGCATCAGAAACTAATCGATCGAAGCCAACTGATTGACTAGCCACCAAGTTAGTGCGCTGATTAACAACAGAGTACTCAGTCTCAAAGTTTACACCGCCAAGACGTGGTCGTACAAAGTTAGTTGTGTTAAGTAAGATACCTGCTGCATTTGTGACAGCTGCTGCGGGCATTGCGTCCGAAACGATAACTTTAATACCAAAGATACTACCAACTTCACCAGTAATCTTAGTTGCAAGATCACTACCGACTTCTGAAATATCAGTAAAGCCTGTGGTGTGGATCATGTTGTAGTAAGCATCTGGATTAATGATAATAGCCAAATCACCTGTGTTTTGACCATATGCACCCATACCAGAGCGTAAGCCAGCTAAAAGCTCAGGGGTTGGGTAGCGCGTTGTAACATCAGCAGCAGCAGTACCAGTAGTAGTTACGCCAGTGGCAAAGCCGTCTGCTAAAGAAGATACGTCAAGAGTACCGCCAGTAGCGATTAAACCTTTGATAGCGCCAGCGCCATGACCACCTACGATTGCTGCGTCAATTGCAACAGCGTGAGCTTTTGCGAGTTGATTAGAAATCTGTGGCAATAATGATACAACAAGTTGCTCATCAATGTCGTTAGATACAAAAGTACCTGCAACTAAACGGTAAGCTGAAACTGTAACGTCATCAACTGAGTAGCCATTTGCTGGAGTACCGTCATCATTAAGAGAGGTAGCATCAGTAAAACCGCCAGTAGAGAATACAGCGCCTTTAGGTACTTTAGTGATTGGTAAAGTAGTTTTACCAGAAGTTACGGCCAACTCTTCAAATAATCCGCCTAACTGTTGGTTATACGATACCTGATCAATAAACTGATTAGAGATAATAGTGTCCAAGTTACCTTGAGCAACGGCATCAACACCAGCTTTTTCCATAATGCCTTGAGCATATGAAGTATCCATGCCTTTTCGAGAAATGCAGCCTAAAAGTTTAGCTTGTAGGAACTCTTGGCCAAATGCGGTCAAGTCCGCAGAACGTCCACGATCCTGAAAAGATTTTTTGCTAGCATTTAAAGCTTCAATCTCTTCTTGCTTTTCTGTAAGCTCTTTCTTGAAAGTTTCCATAACTTCTTGCAAAGAAGCATCTTTCTCAGACATTTTTGCTTCAACGTCTGCTAGTAAACGCTCTGTACCAGTTTCAATGCCAGTACGGATAGTTGACTTAACTTGCTCATCTTGAGCAGCTTTTTCTACTGCAGCGTCAGCTGCGATTTTTGCCTCTGCGTCAGCAGCAGCTTTTTGTTCGGCTTGTTTCATTGCAATTTTAGCAGCAGTTTCTTCAGCTACTTTCTTAGCAAATGCTTCCAAGTCGATTCCGGATTCATTAGTATCCATTTTGATCTCCTGTTTTTCCGATTTCTCGGAGCTTGTAGGTGCATCACTAACCAGGTTGGATGATATTTCATCTTCTTTGGTCAGAGACTGACCTGTTAGATCTACACGATTGGTGAAAGTTTTCTTGAACTCATTGTACTCTTCTTCAGAGTCAAACGATTTCGCGAGAGAAAAAGTAGCTGCTTGATTGCATGGTACCGATACAACCGATACTTCAAACAACTCAGCATCCTTAATCATTAATCCGTCAGTTTCTTTTATATAATCAGCATCCTTGACTTTGAAACCAACGGAAAAGGCCCCAAGAACACCGTCTTTTACTAGTTCACAGACATGAGCAGGCGCAGATTTACTAATCTTTGCTTCTAACTCTAGTCCATTCTCTGTTACTCTAACTCCTGTAGCACGACCAATAGGTTTATCATAGTCATGATTAAATAGTATTACAGGGTTATTTTTAAAATTTTCTAAACCACCTTTTTCCCAAGCCTCTTTAGAGATTACATCTCCAGCTCGGTCAGAATGGTTAGTGCTAGCCATACCTCGTATCATTACGCTGCCGTCATCATTTTCCTGAGACTTGAACATAGAGGCTACATGTAAGATTTTATCCATATTACTTCTCTTTTTTAACTGCTGATTTTGCAGCAGGCTTAGCTACAGCTTTTGGCTTTGCAGCCGGTTTAACTTTAACTACGTTATCTTTTGCTAAAGTCATTAGGTCGGGATGAGACGCTTCAAGTGACGTCATCATAGCACCCCAATTACCTTTAAAAATCCTGTTAAACTCTCTAAGGTTGCCCATATAGGCTAGATTATAAGTAAGCAAGGTTTTTATGTCTGGAATATTTTTGTGCCCATGTTCGGCAAATAACATAGCTAACTCTTGACAAACTAAACGTTTTTTAGTTGGTGTAATCATTCTTCATCCTCTTCTGCGGGTCTGCCGCCTTGGTCTGGATTAGAAGCGGAACCTGCTATATTTGCGGGTATTCTAATCTCTTGTGTATTTTCGATCTCTTCGAAGCCTAAACGCTCTCTAGCTTCGGCCGCTGTAATGATGCCTCCATTTACTAAGGAGGTATAGTAAGCTGATTGATCTCGTAGCTCTGGTTGAAGAGCAGGTATATCTGTAATATCTTCTGTTACTCCAAACCCAAAATACCTTTCAGTGGCGAAGTTTATCTTGCGTACTATAGGAATTATTGTCTCTAAGTAGTACAATCGCATATTAGGTCTTAGATTTGCATTGTTTCCCGAATCTAGTAGAATTGGGGGGATACCTAGGCTTTTTAAAATAATCTTCTCGTTCTCTAAAATAGAGTTTTGGAAATCTAAGTCTTTGAAGTTTGCCTCTGTTAAACTGTCTACCTCTAGTCCACCATCTAAAATAAGGGGGCGTCTACCTCCTGAGTCTGGGCGGTATCGAGACTGCCATGAAATCATCATACGCTCTTTGATCTTCTCTGAAAGAGTGTTTGGCGATTTCAGTACTAAACCTGGAACTGCTCCATTCTTAAAAAAGTTATCTTGAAAATTTCTCATTGAGTATATAAGTCTCATAGTACGAACTGCAGGCTTTAATCTAGAGACCCCTCTATATATTGAGTGAAAAGAATTTTCTTTTACATGAATAATTTCTGAAGGACTATAGTCAATGTCTTGGTAGGTATATTTTTCTACATAAGTAGAAGAGTCGGCATGTATAGTTACTTTGTCTGCAGGAAGATGATACAAGTGGACACCATCAAAGTATATAAACATATTCCCGTCTAAAAGTAGGTCGGTTATTAAGTTTCTTTTAAAAGAGCTAATATCTTGGTAGGGGTTAGGCTCTACATTAAGTAAAATATCTACTTTAGACCTTTTTACGCCTTTTACCACTCCTGTGGTCCTATAACCTCGTTGTACTATAGTAGGGATGCCCGCTGCATCATCTACTAACATGTTTACTCCGCGGTTTACAATCTCTAGCTCTTCGTAGAATCTTTCATAGCTCCAGCTGTCTTCTCTAGAGCTGGCTTTCTCATTTCCTATATAGGTTTGAGCAGGATTAAGCTTTTCAACTTCATCCTTTTGAGAGCCTCCTAAGATTTTATTATACCAAGCCATGTTTTTCTCGTTGTATTCTTACCCAGCGTTCCTGCTTTGTAGCAGTACTTAATAACGGGTCTTTACCATATATAGAGTGTAATTGCAAGTGGTGTTTGTGACATAACGTGGCGGTATACTCATACAACTCTGCATCATGTTCATCAATAAACTCTTCTCGCCATTCTAACACAAGATATCGCTCTACTTTCTCTTGCTTAACCCATTTGTCAAGCAAGCGAGTTAGACTATAAAAATGATGAAAGTCCAACTTCACGGTATCTCCGCAAATCTCGCACTCACATCCTTTTTTGTATTTGGACTTCGCCTTATCTCGTATGTATTTTACTAAATCTCTTTTCAGTTCCATTTTCTTATCCAAAATTATAACTAGTTTCAGGTCTATTGTCAAACACTATTTTTTCTACCTGCACTAAAATGTGCCGCCACCAGTTTGAAATGAGTATAGTGCGTATCTCAAGGCATCTGCCATATGAGAAGCCATGTTGTGTTTGGGTTTTTCTCTTGCCAGGTTGGGATTAGTATCCCACTGGTACGCATCTAAACAGCCTAAAGTTTCACTACATTCTTGGTGTACAAATAAGGTATCATTGTCTACGATACCTGCTACGTGCGCAATACCATCTAGTACCGATTTTTTAGCGTTTATAGTGCTAATATCATAGTTCTGTGCAAAGTCAAAACGAGTCTGTGCAGCTGCGGAATCAATATAAATAAAGTCTATATCCCATTTATCAATTAGTCCTTGTATCTCTATTGCATGTTGCTCTGTAGTACGTTCAGAATCATAGTACTCATCCAACACATGAAACACTTCATTATCCCAGTCGTACGCAAGTACACAAAACGCAGTAGGATCTCTATACCCTACATCCAGGCCTGCGAATATGTCCATACCTTTTGGCTCAAACCTGCTGTAATCCTGTACTTGAGTTTCAAAATTAAAGTTCCAAATCTGACCCTCATAAGTATTAAAATCAGCTTCGTACTCTTGCTTAAACTCTGCCTCACTCATAGACTTTCGGGCCTCTGATATATCGGACTCAGACATTCTAGGGTTGTCTTTATAAGTTGCGCGTATTGAGCACCACTCAGGGAACTCATCACTGTATCCTCTGTAGAAGAACTCTGAGAACCAGTTATTGCGACCCCGAGGAGTAGATACGAATATTGCCTTAGAGTTAGGCTTGTCCAGCGTTGGACGTAAGGCTACGTTGAACGCATCTCTACCATCAGAGAGTGCTGCTTCATCAAATATAATCAGGTCGTAGCTTCGGCCAACACAAGAGTCTACCTGGTTTACAGAGCCCATACGTACGTTTGAGCCATTAGACAGTGTAATAACTTTATCTTTTGCGTTATCTTTTGTAACCTCTAAATCAAAGTGCTTTATTAGACCCCGTTGTAGATCAAACGAAATCTGAGATAGAGAGTAGTTCGGAGACATTATAAGTACATTACAGTTTGGGACAAGGGTAACCATTTGACCAATGATATTGGCTATATAAGTTTTACCTTGCCTGCGTGATAGTGCTGCCACTATGAATCTATACTTAGGGTTATTGACTGCATTAATCATAGCTATCTGTGATTCTAGCGGTTCAATATTTAACATATCTAAGTACGGCTCTGCAGGGAGCTTTAGGAACTTATCGGGAGACTGTACTTCTACTATCTCATTTGTAATTATATCTTTTCTACTTACTTCAACTGCCATTGTTACTTACCTTTTGTAAATGCTTCCTTACCATAAAATGCTGCTACTATTGCAGCTACCGATACAAAATAAGTTGGAGCCATGCTGCCTAATGTTTTGGCGGCTTCAGCCAACCCTATAGAAGAGGCTAGTACTACTGCGAAAGGGTACAGCAACATGCCACATAAAGCAAACCATGCCATATTTCTTTGCGCGTCTCGCATAGCATCTGCATCTTCCATTTCTTTTCGTTTAAACTCAAGATACATTGCTTCTTCTTGTTTAGTTACATATCCATCGCCATTTGTGTCTGCAGGGTGAAACGTAGTAGCCTCTTCTGTCATTTTTTATTCCTTTTCTTCGCCCTTTCGTAAGCTGCGTGAGTACTTCCTGCCATATATCTTTTTTTAGTACCTGCTCCATGAGAGTGTATACCTTTTAAGCCGATACGTTTTGCTGCTTTTTTAGCTGCACGTTTAGTTTTATACTTCATTTCTTTTTCTTCCTACGAAGATCAGTATCGTGCTTACGAGAACCTTTCATATACGAATTGACTCTTCCCATGGCCCACTGTGCCATACCTACTCCCGGGCGAGACCCGGCTGTTAAAAACGCTCCTTGACCTCTACGATAGACTTTTGCTAAAGTGCCATAAGTGATGGCTTTCTTTGTTTTTGCTTTTCGTCTAAGAGTAGCCTTAGTAGCGGCGCTTAGAGGTTTTCTTTTTCGAGCGGGTGCTTTTCTTTTTCGTGACGGTGCTTTTCTTTTTCTTGCGGCCAAGTTCAACTCTCCTTTTAATCAGCGAACGTGGAATAGTCTTTCCGGCTTTCGCTAGCTTGCTGATTCTTTTGATCAACGTGGATAGTTCGGTTCGTTTTGCACCAGTAGTACCTGATAAATACTTCTTTGCGATACCTGATTTTTTATCTTTTGGTACTTTACGTCTTTTATCTACCATTTTACCTTGTCCGCCCAATATGCTGCAGATATTTTACCTTTAGCGATATTCTTAGCGTGACGAGCTTTAAAAGAACGACGTTTTGCTTTCATAGCCTCGGACTCACCTGCTTTAGGCTTGCCTGCGGTGCTTGCTCCTTGTTGCCCGAAACGAATAGTCTTTATCTTCTTACCTACTTTAGCCACGACAATGTGTGACTTCTTTGCATGACCCGGTGTACGTTTAGGCTTATTATACCCAGAAACTCCCGCTCGCTTTAAACGAGAATCTTTTTTACGGGCTTTACGTTTAGTAGCCACGTTTCTTCTTACCTTTCTTTTTCTTCTTTTTAGGTTTCATATACTTAATCATATTATCCTCCCAATGGGCTTGACGCCGCATCTAGACCTTTCCAAAGATCATTTACTTCTCTCTTAAACGTTTTTACATCTTTATCGAAATCCTGTACATCTTCTAAAGATTCCTCTACCTTATCTTCTAGGATAAGGAAGTCTTTTTCTAGTTGGTTGACTTTATCTGTTGAAGCGGAAGCATCGTCCAATACTTCTTGTTGTCTGTCGCCTATATTCTTTAAGGTTACTGCTAGCTCTGCTAGTTTTCCCTGTAGGTGTGCAACATTGTTATCTTCTAGCTGAGTTTCTACAGTAGCAAGTGTATTTTCTATATCTGATAGATCTGGTATTACTAGTTCAGATAGATCGTCCTCTATAGTTGCTACTCTGGAAAAGAACTCTGATGCTGCCCATATACCTCCACTAATAGTGGAAACAAAAGCAATAACTACTGCGATATGTGCGCCTTTAAAGGACGTACCTGCAACATTAATTTCTGTATCCTCTAAGCTCATGGAAGTTCTCCCATTTCAGGTGCGGGACCACTATAAAAGTCTCCTTCTATAGGCCCTCCCAAGTATTCTTGTGGGTCTCTTTTCGTATCATAGCCCAGTAAAGAGGTTGTGTCTCCGTATTGGAAGTACCCATGAATCAGTATATCGGTGTGATCTAGGTACACATTGAGATGGTCATCGTACGCACCATAGAATGCAGTTGAGCGAGTCAGATTAGAGAAGCTATCTATGGCTATAGTATCGGTTGTTGATAGTATAGATACGTCAAGGGAGGCGTTTTTAAACACTGCAGCACTCTGAGAAAAAGTTTCGATCTTTTCTATTGACTCATTGAATACGGCTACTGTTTGTACGTCTAGCGTTAGGTCACTAGAGCGTATGAAATTTTGCATGTCTACTTTCTCTTCCGCAGTATCTGCAGTTGCAGCTATCTCTACGATGGCGGCTACTTTGGATATTTCTGTGGCAGCACCTGCAAACACCTCAATAGTTGCGCCGAGGGACTCCATAGAGTCTTGGTACTGGTCTTCGTAAAAATCTGCTGCTGTATAGTAGTTAGCATTTACTACGTCTATAAGAGCTTGATTATAAGTGGAAACCACTATTTGGTCTATTTGTGCTTCTGTGTATGTTCCAGGTACTAATATATTTCCAGCTATTGCCGCATGGGCTGCATCATCTGCTTGCTGCATTGCAATAGATACCTGAGTGTTTATATAGTTAGAGCTTGTTACTAAATTATCAATCTCGTTCTGGGACTGTACTAGTCCTGAAGCGCTCGCTAATGCTGCGAGTATCGCTAACTGAGTCGTCTTCATTTTGTTTCTCCCCTCGGCCCAATACTAGGTCGTAGTATTCTTTACGCCCCTTGTAATTAGGAACGAAAATTTCGGGCTGTCTTCGCATAGTAATAAATGCAGCTTTTCCTACAACGAGCTTTCCGTTGATTGACAATGGGCAAGGAGTTCCACTGGTGAACATCGCTTCCCAGACTTCGTCACTTTGACACATTCTTGCTATTGCAGCAATCGTCATGCCAAGTCCTTTTAAAACAATTGTATCCTTTCTACGATTACATTCTTCATCCTGAACATACTTTCCTTTACTAAAACCTATTACCTGCGACTGTACTCCTGCCGATAAAGATTTAAGACAGCTATCCTGCCCCGTAGACATTAGCGACGGTGCTGTAGCAGTAGAGACAGGTATCTGACTAGATGCGCCTGCTCCATTGTATTGATTGGTGTTACTCTCCGAAGTATTATTACTGTCTACGGTAGCACCTTGGTAATTATTGTTTAGGTCACCTTCTTGGTTAGAAGAATTGTCGCTATTTTCCTGTGAGTAAGAAAGTGAACTAAAGCACAGTAAAGTAACTAGTGCTTTTCTCATAGGGTATTACTCGCTGTCTGATTCAGTTAAATTTATATCTACGCTATCTACTTTGTACGGAACTCCGCTTACTTTTACGCTTTTTACTTCTCCGCCTGCTTCTTTAGCTAAATCTAAAGTAGGGAACTTCTGTACCTTACCTTCTTCATCAATGAAACAAAAACGATGTCTACGTTTAAAAATTATCATACTCTATCCTATAGTGGTTAGTACTGTGACTATACACCCTGCTAGAAATAGAATTATTCCACCACCTAGGGCGATTGTTCTAGTTTCTATGCGCTGTAAATTATTATCAATGTTATCAAGCCTGTTGAAGTTAGATTTCCATCTCTCTTCGCATTGTACTATATGAGTCTTTGTCTCACACTCTAGCTGGCCTATCCTTGAGTGGTCACTTTGATTCGTCTCCATTTAAAAGCTTCTCCATCAACTTTCCGTAGTTACCTTGACCAAATGGAATGCTCTCATTTATTTGAACATTGGTCTGATTCTTTATGTTACCTGCCTGAGCTTTTTCGAGATCAGCCTGGGCTTTTATTTCGTCTATCCGCATTTTATGCGCCATTTGGAGAAGATCTGCAAGGTCTTTGCTAGAGTAGATTCCAGTCTCCTGGGCTTCTTCTAGTTTTGATGCGATCATTTCGTCTAGTACAGCGCCGATCTGATTCTTGTTACGATACCCCAAATCTAGGTAGACAGTATCAATATAACGTTTTACTTCTCGCTTGTTTAACGCATCTACTACTTTGTCTTCGCTTACGCAGAGTTCTTGGCAAACTCCACGAATGTTTCCGAACTGTAAATAACTATTCGCTATCTCTAGTCCTTCTGGGGATATTTTGGTTACTTCTTTAGTCATGTTAGAAATTATAGTGGATTAAGGGTGCAAAGTCAAGTACTATTTTTGTTAGGGGATAAGAAAAAGCCCCCAGAACGGAGGCTTTTAAGGGCAGGAGAAGATTACCAGAAGGTGTAACGAACTTCAGTTTCTAGTTTATGGTTCCATTCTTCTACATTGGTGCTTTCAATTTTGCCTTTGATCTGTAAATCACCGAACTTGACTTTGTACCCTGCTTCTGCAGCAGTACCAGTATCAAAATCTAAGCCAGTACCGAATTTACCATACTCAACATAAAAGTTTTTTCCAAGTGAAGTACCAAGACGTAAATTACCTGTAGTCTCATCAAACGAACCAAGAGTATCAAACTCTGTAAAGCTTACATTGTTCTTATACTCAATGTATGGACCTGCTACCGCTAAAGGTGCAACTAGTGCTGTTACTAATAATAAATTTTTCATAAATTCTCCATTTCTCTTTTCGATTATTCGAGGACATAGTATACCTCAAATGTCCTCCAAAAGTAAAGTGAAAAATTCACAAAAGTTGGTAACATTTTTCTTATCCCATAAGTATAACCTTATGCTATGCGGCTTCTATTACTATAGGTACGGCTATTCGATCGTATCCATCTGCAGCGGTTTTTAAGTAGTAGGTTCCAGGCTGGTCAGGAACCCATAACGTTAAGTCATTAGCAGGGTATAAAGTATTTATAGATCTAAAAGCTGTATCATTGCGTATCATTGTACTATGTATAGAAGCTCTAGCCGACGTTGCGCTAACTGATCTATCAAAAAGTCTGAAACCTCCTGTAGGCACACCTCCAGAAGCCATACCAGTATGTCTTCCTATAAGAATATCGTCCCCAACCAAGTAACGCAAAGTAGGGCCTGTATAAGTACCACCACTTTCTGTGATAAGATCAGTCTCATCAATGTCGCCATCTCTATCTTGACCATCTAAGCCTAAGGAGGACGCACTTGCTTTAAATATGTGTATCTTATATTGACTGCCTTTATACAAGTCTGTATTAATAGAAATCAAAGTCTCACTACCCGTGTTATATGTAGCATCTTGGTAATTAGTTACGCCACCTGACTTTCTAGTATCGCCCCCAATTTTTATTCCTGTAAAGCCTACACGGTTGTTTTTGCCTACATCGTATCTATGTCCCGCTAAAACTGTAATATAACCTGTTTTAAACACGTCAGAAGCACTTCTTGAAATACCTCCTTTATAGTTTGCCCAATACCTAGTTTCATGATAATATTCGTTCCAGGTTTTCTTTTTCTTTTGGCTTTCTTTTTCAAACTCCGTTCTTTGTATTTTGGTATTAAACGCATACGCCCCATTAGTAGGAGTACTAAAGTTGCTCACTGTGGT